GGGGGGCAAAAGATGAAAGTGACAAATAGATTACATCTGCCCGAAGCATTTGTGAAAGCCGTAAGCGTTGAACGCCACAACAAGGCGGGGCAGTATTCAGCAACCACGCTCAACAAAGGCGTGAAAGAAATCATCTTACAGGAACGCCACTGGGATGAATTCACCGTAGACGCGGCGGACAGCGTGTGGGCGACATTCGGCACGGCTTTTCATGCAATCATGGAGAAATACGAGGACGGCAACTTTCACGAAGAAAAGTTTGACATCGCCGTATCTAACAGCCGCGTAACGGGCGTTGTAGACAGTTACGACATGGAGCGCGGAACCATCAACGACTGGAAAACTGCCAGCGTATACAAGGTGATGAAAGGCGACTTTTCGGACTGGTACAAGCAGGGAATGACCTACGCATGGCTTTTGAAGCAGAACGGCTTAGATGTTCATAAATGCCGCTTCATCGCCTGTTTGAAAGATCACAGCATGACAAAAGCGGAAACCGACAGGACTTACCCGCAAGCCCCCGTATTTATTTACGAGTTTGAGGTTACACCCGAAGAACTCGCACAGACGGGCGAAAGAATCACCGCAAAAGTAAAGGCAATCGAAGCCGCCGAAAAACAGGGCGACGACGATATAGAGCCATGCACACCAGAAGAACGCTGGGCGGATGGCGACAAATGGGCGGTAATGAAGAACGGACGCAAAACAGCAATCCGCGTTTTTGATATGGAAATCGACGCGGAAAACTGCGCGGGCGAACTTGGCAACAGCCACTATGTAGAACACCGCCCAGCCGTTAGCCGTAAATGCGGCAAATACTGCCTTTGCAAAGACTTCTGCAATTTCTACAAATCACAGAACGGGGGCGCGAAATGACAGACTTAAACAGCGTTGTTGAAATTGGACGGCTTACCCGCGACATAAGCGAGCGCGATTTTGCGTATACGACAGCGGGCAAAGCACGGCTAAACTTTAGCATTGCCGTAAACCGTAGCGAGAAGCGCGGCGGCGAATGGGCGGACAAGGTAAGTTTTTTTGATGTGAACGTTTGGGGCAAGACAGCGGAAAACATCAAGCCATATCTGCACAAGGGCAAGCAGATAGCCGTGGACGGCTACCTTGACCAGCAGAGGTGGGAAAAGGACGGCGTGAGATACAGCAAGGTTTGTATCATTGCGAACAATGTACAGTTGCTCGGCGGCAACGAAGCGCAGGGAGCGGCACAGCCGACAGCCCCGCAAGAACCAGCGGGCGACTATTCGGACGCAGACGGCGGCGACTTTCCCGAAGATATACCGTTCTAACAGGGGGCAGACATGATACAGAGCGAAGAAATAAGCGAACTTTTAGCCGCGCTGGTAGAAGTTCAAAGCGAATTGCAGACAATTCAAAAAGGAGAAACCGCACAAGGAAACAAGTTTTCTTACAAATACGCAAGCCTTGACGCAATCGCACAGGAAATAAAGCCTATTTTGCATAATCACGGGGTAGCCTATATGCAGAGCGTAGGCGGTTTGAATACAAATGCGCTGACCCTTACAACACGCATTTTTAACAACAAGGGGCAATACATCGAGGACACCGCCGCTTTACCACCTGTAAACGGCGGAAGCAATGCGGCACAGGCTTTAGGCATGAGCATTACTTATATGCGTCGATATGCGTTAAGTGCAATGCTCGGAATTACCAGCGATGAAGATACAGACGGAAACGGTTATAAAACAACTCCAACACAGGAGAACCAGCAACCACAGAAAACGACGGAAAAACAGCCGCAACCGACTACTTCATCAAAAACGAAACAGCCCGCAAAGTTGCCGTTCACACCAAAGGGCGGCGAATCGACACCCGAAGAAAAGGCGCGAATCAAAGAACTTTGCGAAGCGAAATACGCAGACGGCAAGCGGATTTTCAGCAATGAAGAAATCAAGACATACAGCGGTTACAGGCAGACGAAAACCGCCCGCGAATTGATAGCGTTCATTGAAAACGCCCTGCGCAACAGACGCGGTGACGCGCCCGAATTGCCGCCAGCCGAACCAGCCCCGCCCGCACAGCCGAGCGCGGAAGATTTGGCAGAACAGGCTTTGACGGAAGCACAGCAACCGTCATTTGACACAATGCAACCCGCAGAGGGCGGGGAATCGGACGCAGACCAAGCGTTTGACATTTTCTAAGGGGCGGCGGGAATGGTGCAGTATGTACTAAAGCGCGTGAACATCGCGGGGCGCATAGCATTTGAACCGCCCGCCGACGCAGGGGCGAGCGAGAACATAAAACGCGAACTGCGCAAATGCCGCGACAAGCACAATGATTATGTACTGCTTACCATTCAGCCGCCAAAGCACAGGCGCACGACTGGGGAACATTCGCAGAATCACCACCTTAACGGGCATATTATGCAGATTTGCAACGAAACGCAAAACTCATACAGTGCCGTAAAAGACGAAATCAAACGGATAGCAACCGAAGAAATGGGCTACCCATACGAGGAAATCAACGGGCATATACACCCGAAAGGCGAAAGCGAAAGTTCAACGGACGAGTGCGCGAAGCTGATAGAAGCCGCTCATGTATTGGCGGCGGATTTAGGAATTATTTTACAGGAGTAAAACACTATGAATATCAACATCAAAAATTGCGATGTAAACATCATCACAGGAACGGAAACACTGGAAATCAGCGGAAAAACAGAAATCACAGCCGCAGATAAAACGCAAGCGACAAACACAGAATCAACACCAGCAGAGGAAACGGGGGTTATTTCACAAATGACCTACACGCCTAAATCAATTTTGAAAAACTTTGACAATGTACGAATCGGCGACCGCGTTAAACTGCCCGCCTTTACCGTTCCAGCCGTAAAAATGGACGGCGAAGAGGTGCTGGCATTTGATGAAAAACACATCAACGCAGACGAAGCCGTAGTTATTGGCAAAGACGAAAACGGCGATTTGATTTTGATTTTTGACCATTGCCTTTTTGAAAGCGCAATAGATTTGAACAACGAAAAGCGTTTTGAAATGACACAGCTGGGGCAGTATTTGCAAAGCGAGTTTTTGCGGGCAATGACTGGCGCGGGAATCCCCGCCGAAAGTTGCGGGCTTATCAGCAAAGAAGAGATGTTCGGCGACAATGCGCTTGAATATTTCAAGACGGGGCGCAACCGCATAGCCTTTGATTTTGATGAAGATTGTAGCCGCTATTATTGGCTTTCAACATTGTACGACGAAGAAGCGAGTGCGGCTTTTTTCTGCAGTGCCAACTACTATGGCAATGCCAACTACAACCTCGCGAGCAGTGCGTACTATTACGTTCGCCCCCGCTTCATAATCCATAAATCATAAAATCTGCGGGGCTGTACGCCCCGCGTAACAGGAGATAGAAACATGACAGTAGAAAGTTTAATCAAATCAGCAATAGCTGACGAAGTAAACGCAAAACTTGACCCGAAAGTGGTAAAAGAAATTGTTGATAAAAAGGTTCAAAGATTAGCAAAGCAAACCTTTAACCGAAAAGACATTAGCCTAATTATAGCCCACGAAGTAAGAGAATATCTGAAAACATGGGACGGGCAAAAACTCGTGCGTTCCGTTATAGCGGAATCTGTAAAAATATCTTTGACAAAAGAATGACAGAAACGGAAAAAGAGCAACGCCGCTACGCGCTGGCAATCAGCGGCGGCGTTTGCGAGGTATGCGGGCGACCATTACGCGACGGACAGCCACAAGGCGCGCACCGCATAGGAAATACAAAAGCGAACCGCGCGAAATACGGGGATTTTGTTATAGACCACCGCCTTAATATCGGTATGACCTGTTGCTTGAAATGCAATGGTGCGCTGGATATAAGCGGCAACACGGGCGAAGCAATAAAACTTTGCCGCAGAATCTACGACATGGAAGCGCAGAAATACGAGAGAAAAAAATGAGAGAATCATTTGTTTTTCACAAAGACTACATAGAGGATTTGCCCGACCAATACAAAACCGAGTTTATACAAGCAACGATAAACTACGGACTGTATGGCGAAAACCCGCCGTTTAAAGACGGAACGCTTGTAATGGCATTGTGGGCGAAAATTGCCCGCCGTATAGACGCAGAAGCTGAAAAATACAAGGCAATCAGCGAGAAGCGGAAAGAAGCGGCTCAAAAACGCTATCAGCAGTACCAGCAGAGAACGAAACCAGCGAGGGAAGAGCCAGCGAAAACCGAACAGGCGGAACAAAAGGCGGCAACGCCCGAAGAAAGCCCCGCAGAATCGCAGACGGCAAAGCCCAAAAAAGCGGCGGCGTTTGTAAAGCCTACCGTTGAAGAAATCCGCGCATATTGCGAGGAAAGAAAGAACGGGCTGGACGCACAGGCTTTCTTTGATTTTTACGAAAGTAAAGGTTGGAAAGTCGGCGCGGCAAAAATGAAAGACTGGCGGGCAAGCGTCCGCACATGGGAACAGCGGCGCAAAAACGAGAACACAGGCGGAAGCAAGAAAGCGGGCGCGATGTGGGGCAAAGAAAACGAGATACCCGAAGATTATTTTAATCTGATGTAAAAACAAAAAAAAGAGGTGCGGAGAAAATGGGGGAATTTAAAACAATATCGGACTTACTTAAAATCGACGCGGAACATTGGCAAGCCCGCGACGAAGAAATAAAAGCGTGGGAAAAAGCGCAGGATTTGCGGGCGAAAAAAGAACGCTACCAGCGGCAAGTGCCCGAACGCTACTGGAGCGAAAGCATAGACACATACAAGACCGACACGGAAGAGCGGCGCAAGGCGAAAGCAAAAGCCGAAAGTTTCATACAGGCTGTAAAATGCGGGAAGTTTCAGACGCTCGTTTTTTTAGGCACGGTCGGCACAGGGAAAACGCACCTAGCAAGCGGCATTGTATATGAGTGCGGCGGGCTTTACAGGCTTGCGCCCGCAATCGTTGAGGAAATCCGCCGCGCAAAATCATTTAATGCAAAGGAAACAGAAGCGGACATTTTAGACACCTACGGACGCGCCAGCCTTTTAGTAATTGACGAAATCGGGCGCGGGGTTGTGGTGGCAGAAGAGCAGTATATGCTTTATCAGATTATCAACGAACGCTACAACCGCCGAAAGCCTACGGTTTTAATCAGCAATCAGAATAAAAAGGATTTTTTGAATTATGTGGGAATCGCCGCCGCCGACCGCCTAACCGAAAGCGCACAGGTGGTGGAGTTTACGGGGCAAAGTTACCGCGCCGTCATAAGGCGGGGGGGGGCTTAAATGAAGCCCGTCCAGCTGGAGTTTGATTTTGGCGAGTTACCGAACGAAGAAGCAGAGAAACCAAAGCCCGCCCTGCCTCATTTTGACAATCCGAAATGCGACAACGAGCGGCTTTTAAACTACCAGTGGGCGTATAAGGAAAACGGCGACCAAAACGCGCTTAATTCCATGTACACGCTGGGTTATAAAATTGCGCTAAAGTACATCAGCACTAAGGCGCAGAAAAACAGGCACATAGCGGAACTATGCAGAAGCGACAAAGAGGAAAAGGCGCACAATGCCATTACCTACATAATCGCCCGCTATCTGAAAGTATCGGATTTTGCGATAAGCGAAAGTTTTACCGCATATTTATATTTGCGAATCCAGCACGAATTATTCTACACCCGCAAGGTTGATAAAATCGTGCAGTTCGTAGACATGGAAACATTTTACAGGGGGAAGCAATGAGAAGCACGGAATACACTAGCGGCAGAAATGGAAAAAGAAATATAACTATTGAATTAACAAACGATGAATTACAAATGATTTGTAATACATTTTTTTATGCGGCGGAAGATTTAGAGAGTTTTCCATACAAAGAAGATTATCAATTCTGCGAATTAAGAGCGGATTTATACGGGATTTTATGCTTCGTTAATTCGGGTGTTATTCCAAGAAATGACGGAGCGTTAGAGGGCTTACAAGCAAAAGTAATTGAATTATGGAAAAAGGAGCATGAAAAAAAATGATTGAAGAATCAGAATTATACAAGCATGACGATTGTACAAGTTGCGGCGAAAAGAACCCAAATAAATTATTTGCTGTAAAAATCGGGCGTTCACAATGCGGGATTTGTATAACACTATGCTCAAAATGTTTCAACAAAATAAAACGAATCCATGATGAAAAATTTTGTGCAAGTGAGGTAAAAGAAAATGTCATACATGAAAACTTGTAATTGCGGAAAAGAAAACTGGCTTGTAATCCACTACAAACACAATCACAGCGCGTTTGAATCCCCGAAATACGGCTGGCATAAATCCGCATATTCAGTAATTCAATGTCAAAAATGTAAAACTATATTCAGTTCAAAATCAAAGTATGTAGATAATCTGCCGCAAGTAAAAGGCGGCTGTTGCAGGGAGGTTTTATAATGCTGATATTTCCACTAAAAAAACAATGGTATGAGAAAATCAAGAGCGGCGAAAAAACAATAGAGTATCGGGAAGTAAAACCCTATTGGACTGACCGACTTTATAGGGAACTTGGATTTTTAGCAGGGCGGCATAAAATGACAAAGCCAATTTTCTGCAAGTTGCGGCTCGGCTACACAAATACATATATGACCGCCACTATAACAGATATTGAGATTGTGAACGGAAAAGACACCGATTTACAAATTGACCGCAGGGTTTACGCAATACATCTATCAGATGTAAGCGAGGTGCAATAATGCCAGTTCCCGACATTCAAGAAATGTATCACGACTTCGGACATTGTGAGTTTTGCGACAAATGTTTTCAAGATGATTATTTTGTCCGCGTTCTATTCGACAACGAAAAGGCGGGCGCGGAAAACGAACTGCGCATTTTTGAGATGTGCAAGGACTGCCGCGAAAAATGCCGCACCGACAGGGCGTTTGAAAGATACGCAACAGAAAAAGCATTTAATTTGAAGCTGGGGCGAAGGGTAAAGAAAAACAGGGGGATATAATGAGCTATTTTGAGTGTATTATATTAGGTGCTTTAATCGGAATAGCTCTAGGGTGGCTGTTTTGTGACAACAAAAAGGACGACGAAGAATAAAAAAATGACTATATCAGCATGATGATAACTTGCGACACAAAAGAC